AGTCTAGAGGGTTCTAAGTTCAAGAATGGCGGTCATGCTGCTATGACTTGTAAAGATGGCGGTGGTTTTACTGCTATGAAGAAAATGCAGAAATGCTAAAATCGGACGAGTAGGGGAAACCCTACTCTCCTTTTACCTTTTGGAGATTTTATGAGTACATTAACAAATGTATTTGCGGTCCACGAAGACACGACTGGCACGATGTATTCTGGTGCAACAAACCTTGCTGGTTACCAATTAGCTTCTGGAGGTGTTGCAGGAGAGATTGTTTTCCGTGATGGTGGTGGCAGTGGGACTGTAATGCTACGTGTAAATATCACAACTAATACTGCAGTGATTTCAACACTGATTCCTGGAAATGGAATTCGTTTCACCACAGACATTCACGTAACACTACCTGCAAGTGCAGCTGTAACGATTTTCTGCGGTTAAAATGCCATTGATCAAGAGCAAATCGAAAGAAGCATTCGGCAAAAATGTCGCTGCAGAATTGCGAGCTGGGAAACCCCAGAAGCAAGCTGTGGCGATTGCCTATGCGACTAAGCGTGCTGCGAAGAAAGATGGCGGTGGATTGTATGCAAACATCCACGCTAAGCAAGAACGAATTGCTGCTGGCTCAGGCGAGCGTATGCGTAAAGTCGGTAGCGAAGGTGCACCAACTAAACAAGCGTTCATTGACGCTGCAAAAACCGCTAAAAAAGAAGGTGGAGTATCATTAAGCGTTGGCAGAGGAGAAAAACTTTCTACCGAGCAAGGTGCAGGGCTAACTGCTAAAGGCAGAGCAAAAGCGAACAGAGCGACGGGAAGTCACTTGCAAGCGCCAGCCCCACACCCAAAAACTGAAAAAGAAGAAGGTCGGAAAAAATCATTCTGTGCTAGGATGAGCGGTGTTGTAAAACATGCAAAGGGTGACGCACCTCGAGCAAAAGCCTCCTTAGCTCGCTGGAATTGCAAAGAAGGTGGAGCTCAAAAGAAACATGACATAAAGGGCTGGTAAAATGAGCACGAGCGGAACAGTCGGACAAACAGTCGTTACAGTCCAGAACTTGATCGACAGTGGTGCTCGTCGTGCAGGCAAACTCGCCGAGGAGCTCACTGACGAGCAGATGATGGCTTCTAAGCAAAGCCTGTATTACATCCTCTCTAACCTTGTAAACATTGGTATTCAATACTGGTGTATCGATAAAGTCATCGTCGGGCTAATCCCAGACCAACAAAATTATTACCTGCCAGTGGGCACAGTGGACGTGCTGAATGCGAACTATCGCACGCTAACTTCCGTGACCACAGGCGCTTATAGTTCTTCTGGAAACACTGCAGCTGCATTCAATGGTGTTGGCAACGAGATCTGTCAGCTAACAAGTAACTCAGGCAACATCGGAATTAACAATGGTTCGGGCAATCCTGTTATGATCACGACGATCGGGATCTTGCCAGCCATGAGCGGTTCGGTGACTGTTGAGCTACAATACTCCGAAGACAATACAAATTGGGTAACGCTGGAAAGTCCTGGAGCGGTCACTTGGGCTGCGGGAACTTGGATCTACTACGATCTGCAACCAACAGTTACACAACCTTACTGGCGCATCCAACAAATTTCTGGCGCTAATATGGGATTTTATCAAGTTGTTTTCGGCACGATGCCGTTGGCGATTAACATGGCTCGTATGAACCGAGACGATTACTCTTCTCTGCCCAATCGCAGTTTTACTGCATTGCGCCCACTGCAATATTGGTTTAACCGCACAATCCCTCAACCAAATATGGAACTTTGGCCAGTGCCGAACTCCATCCAACCTCAGCTGGAACTTTGGGTAAGTCGTCAAGTGCAAGACGTCGGTGCGTTGTCGGGTGAAATAGAAATTCCTCAGCGTTGGTACTTAGCGGTGCAAAATATGCTTGCGCACCAAATGGCAATGGAACTTCCACAGGTCGATCCTGGACGGATTACGTATTGCGAACAGCAAGCAGATAAGTACTGGGCTCAAGCCGAGGCAGAAGAACGAGATAAGTCGCCGATTTATTTCGCCCCCAACATTAGCTACTACACGAGGTAAAGATGCCAGTCTGGTTGGACACCTCTGGGAATACTGTTTTATCGATTGCTATCTGCGACAGATGCAAGATGAAACGTGCGTATTCCGACATTCGTCCAGACGGAAACATTCCTGGAATTCGGGTGTGCGGAAACGGATGTTCCGACCAATTCGATCCGTATCGTTTACCTGCAAGACAATCCGAGAAAATTTCGTTGAGATTTCCTCGCCCAGACGCTGATGTCGCAGAATACCAAGACGCAATCACTACGGATCCAAACATCGCCAACGACCCAACCCCATTCGACTTAACAGGAACTCCTGGTGAGTGGGGTATTGCGCCAGAAACTTCTGAGGACGACATTGATGGTAACCTTGATAATTTGAGTCCTTAACTATGGCAAATATACGCATCTCGCAACTCCCAGCAAATCCGACTCCAATCACTGGAACGGAGCTGGTGCCGATTACTCAAAATGGGCAAACTGTTCACACCACTGTTGCTCAGATTACAAACAGCCCTAGCCAGACGCAAACTTTCCTCACCACCACGCAAGAATCTTCTCTGCCCAATAGCCGATACATTGGCGGTGGGCTAGGAATCGGCACGAGTAATGGCGGTGCACAGGGATTGTTCAGCCTGTTCTTGAATGGCACTTCTGCAAGCCTAGAAAACGCTTCTAACGGCTTGATTGTTAAGTCGGCTGTGAATACGGTAGTTAATCGCTCGATCGCAGCTGGAACAGCTGGTTTAAGCGTTGCAAATGGGGACGGCATTAGTGGCAATCCTACGCTTTCGCTAACTAACCTTGCTTTATCGATTGCGACCTTGTCTGGCAACGGCATGGTCAGTTTGGTAGGTGGGTCTTATTTCCAGAACGTAACCCTGACTGGCACAGCTGATCAAATTTCGATCACCAATCCTAATGGAGGAAGCAACCCAACTTTCAGCATTGCGAACAACCCGACTTTTCCTGGAACTTCTGCTGCATTGCTCCCTAGGGGTAACAGCTCTCAGCGAATTTCCGTGCCGACCACAGGTATGGTGCGTTACAACACGCAAACCGAAGTGTTCGAGGGTTACACCAATACAGGTTGGAATTCGTTCTCGGTTACAGGTGGTGTAACTTCTTTCAGCGCTGGAACAACAGGGTTTACACCTACTACCGCCACGACTGGCGCTGTCACGCTAGCTGGAACATTGAATTCTGCGAATGGTGGTACTGGTGCTGCGGGGACTTTAACAGGTTACGTCTACGGCAATGGCGCTTCTGCCATGACCGCAAGCGCCACAATTCCTACGACAGATCTTTCTGGCGTTATCACCAATGCTCAGCTGCAAAACAGCTCGGTTACTTACAATGGTGTAACAGTTGCTTTGGGTAGCAGTGGCACAATCACCGCTACAGCCTCAAACCCCTTGACCATAGGGACTGGCTTAACAGGTGGTAGCTATAATGGCTCCACCGCTGTTACCATTGCGATTGACACTTCTGTGGTGGCGACGCTTACAGGCACTCAGACTTTGACCAACAAGTCGATGTCGGGTTCCAGCAATACATTTACAAACATCCCTAACAGTGGTCTGACGAACAGCTCGTTCACGCTCGGTTCCACAACTGTTTCGCTCGGTGCGACTGCTTCCAGTGTTACGAACTTGCAGCTGATTACACCAACAATTGCTTCGATCGTAAACACTGGCACACTAACTCTGCCGACTTCTACCGACACGCTGGTGGGTCGTAACACGACCGACACGCTCACTAATAAGTCGATTAGCGGTTCAACCAACACATTCACGAATATCCCGAACAGTGGTCTGACGAATAGTTCGATCACGCTCGGCACGACCAACATTGCGTTGGGTGGAACTTCGCTTGCACCTGTTGGTTTGACTTCTGTAACAGTTACACAAGACCCTACCACCAACTTGCAATTGGCGACTAAGCAGTATGTGGACACTGTTGCAGCTTCTGGAATCCATTATCACGAAGCTGTTTACGTGGAGTCTCCCGACACTGCTGGAAACCTAAATGCAACTTACGCAAGTGGTGGAACAAGCACCACCATCACCACCATTGCGAGCGGAACTTATGTAACTTTCGCTAGTGGTGTTCCAACGATCGGTTCTCAAGTTACGACTGCAACTTCCAATGGCTTGGTTTCGGGAACTCAATACTGGGTTGTTGCGATTGTTGGAAGCACAGTTCAGCTTTCGTTGGCTTATGGTGGCACAGCCATCACAGGTCTTACTGACGGGACTGGTCTGGCAATTGCCTCTGTGATAAATGCTGGCGTTAATGCTACTCTGACGAATGCTGGAACGCAGGTGGCTTTGACCATCGATGGCATTTTGATGACTGTTGGTAAGCGTGTATTAATTTACAACCAAACCGACGCAACGCAAAATGGTGTTTACACTGTAACTGTTGTCGGTACTGCTTCCACAAACTGGGTGTTGACTCGTGCGTCGGACGCAAACACTTATTCACCTTACAGCCCTTACGCACTTGGACAAGGTGATGCGTTTTTCGTTCAAGCAGGTGCCACAGGTGCAGGCGAGACTTACGTTGTTTCCACGACAGGTTCGATTTTCTTTGGCCAGACGAACATTAATTTCGTTCAAATTTCTGCAGCTCAGGTTTACAGCGCTGGAACAGGTCTGACACTAACTGGCACGACTTTCAGTATAACTAACACTGCGGTAACTGCGGGTGCTTATGTATCTGCTTCCACAGTCCCCACTTTTACAGTCAATGCGCAAGGTCAGCTAACTCTCGCCACAGACGCTTCGATCGCTATAAACGGCAACCAGATCACCTCTGGCACAATTGGTTCGGCTTACCTTTCTGGCTCTTACACAGGCATTACAGGGGTCGGCACGCTAACTGCGGGAACTTGGAATGCTAACACAATTGGCGCTGGATATGGTGGCACAGGTTTAGCAAGTTACACTGCTGGCGACATGTTGTATGCGACAGGTTCAACAACTTTAGCAAAACTTGCGATCGGCACCACGAATTACGTTTTGACTTCTTCGGGAACCGCACCGCAATACGTTGCACAGAGCACACTGTCAGTCGGCACTGCAACCAACGCTAACAACGTGGCGGTGACGACTGGCGCTGCTACGACGAACTATTTAGCATTCGTAACCAACACAACTGGCAATTTACCTGTGCTCACAAATACCAATTTCACTTATAATTCTTCTACCAATGCTATAACTGGTGGAATTTCTGGAGGAACATTCTAATGGCAGCAACTGGATACACCCCAATACAGCTGTATTACAGCACAACCGCCAGTGCTGTTCCTGTAAACACCAACCTAGCGAATGGCGAACTCGCCATTAACATTAACGACGGAAAACTTTACTATAAAGACTCTGGCGGTACTGTTCGCTTGTTGGCTTCGAATGCAACTTCTGCACCTGTTCTTTCGTTCCAAACTTCGCTCGGTGGCTTAACTCCTAGCACTGCTACGACTGGTGTTGTAACACTGGCTGGCACGCTGAACACGACTTCTGGCGGTACTGGCTTAACTTCTTTCACCGCTGGCGACTTGCCTTACTACGCCACTGGCACTGCACTGAGCAAACTCGGTATCGGCACAGCTGGTCAGATCCTTACTTCGACTGGCTCGGCACCTCAGTGGAGCACCTTGAGTGGTGTTGCAGTTACGACGATTTCTTTTGGTTCGACTGGCTTAACACCTAGCTCGGCGACTAGCGGTGCGGTTACAGTCGCTGGCACGTTGGTTGTTGGCAGTGGTGGAACTGGGCTAACTTCGCTAACCACAGGTCGTATTCCTTATGGCGCTGGCACTAGTGCTTTCGGTAACTCAGCGAATCTGTTCTTCGACAGCACGAATACAAGACTCGGAGTCGGCACTGCCACTCCTGCGGTTACAGGCGAGTTCGTTGGCACTGACGCTTTACTACTCCCGAAAGGCACCACAGGTCAGCAACCGACTGGTGTGGCTGGATACTTGCGTTTCAACACAACTACGAGCCAGTTTGAAGGCTACAACGGAAGTGCTTGGAGTTCTGTAGGCGGTGCTGCCATTAGCAATGACACCTCGACAACGAGCAACATTTACCCAATTTCTGCTTCCGCAACTTCTGGCACTGCACTCACAGTTTATACTTCGAATGCTAAGTTCCTTTACAAGCCTAGCACTGGCGAGCTGCAAGCCAGTGAGATGGTGGCGACTAACGGATTGTTCGTCAACGCTACAAGCATTGCGGCAAGTTACACAATTCAATCTGGCTACAATGCGCAATCGGTTGGACCAGTCACCATTGCATCAGGTCAATCAGTCACAGTATCTAGCGGTCAACGCTGGTTAGTGTTCTAAAAGGAAAACAAAATGGCTTCTATAGTCTCAGCAGGAACAACCAGCGCAACGGCACTGAACATGAGTGCGGATACCACAGGTATCTTGCAACTTGCGTCAAACAACGGCACAGTAGCGGTTACCGTGGACACCTCGCAAAATGTGGGAATTAAAAATACTGTTGCAACCACCATGCAATCTGTCAGTGGCGCTGGCACATTAACAGTCGGTTCTGGTTCTGGTAATCAAGGTGTTACTGTTTATTCAGGAACTACCGCTCTTGGTAGTATTTGTTTTGCAAAAGGTACAACAGGCGTACAAACATACCAAGGATATATTACATACGACCAATCTGCAAATGCAATGTCATTTGGCACAAATGGTGGCGTAGAAAATATGCGTATTGACTCAGGTGGTAATGTCAATATTGGTTCTTCTACAACACCAAATACTGGAAGCCTTTCAAATAGATTTTTACAATTGGTAGCCTATGGGTATGGTGCTGTCGGTACTGCCGCATCAAATGGCGTTTTAACTTTTACTTGTAATATTTCTGCAAATACTGCAACTACATTTTTAACCTGCGCTGACATAGACAAGTGGGGTGGTGTAATTTTAATTAGTTATGTTCGGGATGCTGACCAAAATCGTTCTGGGATGATGATGGTTCGATATAGGTACAACAGAACATATACAACATTGCTTGATAGTTCACAAAATTCAGGAGCAACATTTTCTGTAAGTGCAAATAACCTCCAAGTCACTATTGGTGGTGCTGGTACTTATTTAACTCAATTTACAATTTGGGGGTCGGCAGGGCCATAATATATGAACTACACATGGAACATTATTCAAATGGATTGCTACCCTCAAGCCGAGGGTGAAGTTAATGTTGTCTGGAACGCAGTCTGGAAACTATCTGGGACTGATGGCATAACAACTTGCTACATCACAGGTAATCAGGCTTTGACCTATGTTGCTGGCTCTCCATACACACCATATGCGCAACTAACAGAAACACAAGTTGTTGGTTGGGTTCAGTCCGCAATGGGTGCTGATGCGATAACAGCAAATGAAAAAATTGTGAGCGACCTTGTTGTGGAGACTGTTGTCCCTGCAACATATCAGCCACCACTACCTTGGGCAGGAGCATAAAACATGGCATCAATAATCAACGCATCAAGCACAGGCTCTGGAGGAATTGTCCAGACCGCTGACGCATCGGGTGTATTGCAGCTGCAGTCGAATGGGACTGCCGCAGTTACTGTTGCTACGACTGCCAATATTGGAATTGGAACAGCATCACCTACAGTGCGTCTTCAAATAGAAGGCACAACGGATGCAACGCAAAGAATTGTTGTAAATGGCTCTGGCAATTACTCAAGCCTAAAATTGCAATACAACGGAACTGAGATTGCACAGTTTCAAAATTATCAGAATACTGAAGTTTCAATTGGGGCAACAGCCAGCACAGCAACTTTATATTTGGTAACCAACAACACAAATAGGCTAGCCATCAACCCTTCTGGCTATGTAACAATGCCATATCAGCCGATGTTTAGTGTCTTTAAAGCCAATGGAAGTGTAACGGGAAATTCTTCTGGGGTTCAAGTAATTTACAACTCCGTTCAAGTTAATGTGAGCAGTAGTTACAGCACCAGTAACGGATATTTTACTGCGCCAATTGCTGGAACATATTATTTCTCTGCAATGGGTATGGCTGGTTCAGTTTCAGGGAATTACGACATACAACTTCAAATTCAAGTTAATGGCTCTTCAGTTTCAATATCCAACCCCCCAGTTGCAAACTCCAACTTCCAAGGTATGGGTTTTGCTTGCTCTTGTATGACAACCCTTGCCGCAGGAGATTCCGTGCGTGTTGTCTATTATTCGTCTACTGCTAGTGTTTTTTATGCAGGCGGTGGCCCATTCAACAACTTCTCTGGCTTCTTAGTCGGCTAACAAAAAAGGAAACAAAATGACAACTTACACAATTACTCTTTCTGAAGCAGAAAACAAAGCGCTTGGTTTTGTTGCAGTTTCTCAAGATGAATGGATTCAAAACGCTGTTCACAATCGTTGTCGTATTGCGATTGAAGAAATCGTCGCTGCCGAAGTCCAGCGCAAACTCGCAGCTGGCGAAACTATCACAGGCTCTAAAGAAGATATCGTGAATGCCGCACCAATTAAGTCTGCGGCAGAGCGCCAAGCAGAAATTGATGCCGCACGAGTCGCAAAACGAGAGGCATAAACCATGACACTCATTCTTCAAGGCACCGACAACTCCGTCAGCTCCCCTGCGGTGCAAGGTGGCACTGCGGGTGCGACCACAGGTATTTACTACCCAAACACCAGTCAAGTTGCCCTAGCAACAAACGGCTCAATTGCTTTAAGAATTGATTCTGGACAAAATACTTTTTTGACTGGAAGTTATCTTAGCCTTAATAACAACGGCTATATTCGTAGCGATATTACAAACAGTTTGGCTTTTCAGGCTGGTTCAAGTTCAACTGTTGGTTTTCAGGTAAGAAACAATGGTAATGGTGTTGCCATGTTGACTATGAATGGCGCAACCCAATATTCATTGGCGCTTGAGGGCGCAACACCACAATCTGGCGTAGGCATCACCTTTCCCGCAACTCAAACCTCCTCTGCTAACGCAAATACGCTAGATGATTATGAAGAAGGAAGTTGGACGCCTACAGATTCTTCTGGTGCAGGGTTAAGTTTCTCGGTGACTGGTGCTTATTACCGAAAAATTGGTACATTGGTGTTTATTAATTGTTACTTTACATACCCAGCAACTTCAAACGCAAATCAAGCGGGATTTGGAAGTCTTCCCTTTACCGCTTCAGGCGCTCAAAATTATAGTTACATAATGGGAAGAACTCAAAACAACCTAGGCAACATGGTTGCTTGGCAAGTTAATTCAGGCAACAACAGCACAGCGGCAAATTTTGGCTGGAATAGTGTTGGGGGTGTATCAAATGCCAACCTGAGTGGAAGTTATATCCTCGTTTCTGGTTGTTACATTGCAGATAATTAAATCAAGAGTTCATTAGCCTGATTGGATTGGTCAGGCTGGACACAACGCCAACTTTAAGGAGAAACCCAAATGGCAATCACGAAAGAAAAAGTAATCGATCAAATCACCGTGACTGAAACTGGTCATGTTTTGTACCGTGAAGCAACTCGCATCATGGAAGACGGCAATCAGCTGAGCCAAACCTACCACCGCACAAGCCTCGCTCCAGGACAAGACCTCGCTGGTCAACCTGCGAATGTTGCGGCAATTTGCAACGTGGCTTGGACACCCGAAGTCGTCGCTGCATACGAAGCGCAATTAGCTGCGAATGCTGCTAAAGAATCTGTATAATTGCAAGAGGGGTAAGCCACTGCCCCATTTCAGTGGTGTTTTTTCAAGGAAAAAGTAATGGACAAAATCACTTTGAGTCTGCAACTCGTCAACCAAATTATGGCTTACCTCGGTAACCAACCTTACCAAGGGGTGTTCCAGTTGGTCGACGCAATACAAAAAGAAGCGCAAGCCCAGCAAGCCGAAAAGGTGCAAGCTGAGCCTGTAGAATAAAAAGGAACGAAATGGATTCGCAGTCAGTGTTTAATCTTGTAGTTGGAATCTCTGCCTTTTTGGGTGGATGGGTGCTTAACAACATCACAAAAGCCATCGAAAGATTGGACACTGATGTGCGCAATATGCCGTTGAACTATGTCACCAAGGAAGACTACCATCGGGACATCGACGAAATAAAATCGATCTGTAAACAAATTTTCGACAAACTCGACAACAAGGCTGACAAATGAATATTCAAGACATTCTGAAAGCAGTGTTGCCGATTATCGTTGCAGCGTTGGCTTGGTTGTTGGGGCAAGTAGCAGACTTCTCCACAAGGCTAACCAAAATTGAAGGTTCGATGCCAGCGCTAATTACTAAAGAAGGTGTTCCTACAGACAGCCCAATTAGCGCAGAACGTAGGCATGTAATGAAAGAAGAAATTTATAAAGACATACATCAGCTTCAAGTAAAAGTTCAGTTGCTTGAAGAGCGAGAAAGAATGGGGAAAAAATAATGTTCACGTTGCTAACTACTGTTGTTTCATTCCTCACTGGCGGTCTGCCAAGCATCCTTAACTTCTTCCAAGACAAGTCCGACAAAACTCACGAGCTGCAAATGGCTCAGCTGCAAATGGAGCGAGAGTTGAAAATGGCTGAAGCTGGTTACCTTGCTTCGGCACGAGTCGAAGAAATAAAGACTGAGCAAATCGAAATTCAAAGTGCTGCTCAAGAGCGAGTTGCCCTTTACAACCACGACATCGAAATCGGCAAAGGCGCAAGCCAATGGGTCGTGAATGCTCGTGCAATGGTTCGCCCCACAATTACTTACGGACTTTTCTTCTTGTTGGTCTTTGTGGATTGCTTTGGCTTTTACTACGCAATTTCGACTGGGGTCGAATTCTCCACTGCTATGGACCAACTCTGGGACGACGACACCCAGACAATTTGGGCTTCCGTAGTTTCGTTCTGGTTCGGAACACAGGCTTTTAGCAAGAAATGAATGTTAGTGCAAAGGCGCTCGAAATGTTAAAACACCACGAAGGAGTTCGACAAAAACCCTATCGTGATGTGGTCGGTCTTTGGACTGTTGGCGTTGGGCACCTTATGTATCCTGAGCAAGCAGCACTGCCCAACAAAAAGAACGCAAAGCCCGACTACACAGGTCAGTGCCGAGAGGACTTTGCGATTAAGTTTGAAGACTTCAGGATCTTTCCTATGGAGGAAGTAGATGGAATTCTTAAACACGATTTGGCTCGCTTTGAATCTGGAGTGGAGCGACTTTGTCCTGTCGAACTTACCCAAGGTGAATTCGACGCTCTCTGCAGCTTTGCTTTTAATGTTGGTTTGGGAGCATTACAGCGCAGCACACTCCGTGCGAAGATTAATCGTGGCGACAAAGAGGGCGCTGCAGACGAGTTTGCAAAATACACTAAGGCAGGTGGCAAAGTCTACCAAGGTCTCGTGAACCGCAGAAAAGACGAACGTGCTTTGTTTTTATCATAGGACGAAGTATAATGAACAGTAAAAAGAGGGCTCAAAAATGACGACTGCATCAGTGATGACTTACGATTCGCTGACTGAAAACATTCAGTCCTACCTCGAACGCTCCGATACAGCGACGCTGGAGAAAATTCCTCTCTTTATTATGCTGGCAGAGCAGGTGATTGCCAGCGAGATAAAGTTCTTAGGCAACCTGACAGTGAACACCTCCACAATGGTGGCGAATCAGTTCACAATCGACAAACCTGCTCGGTGGCACAAAACTGTTTCGATGAACGTGACTGTTGGCGGTGTGCGCCAGCCGATCCTGCTCCGCAAGTACGAATATCTGCGTGAGTATTGGCCAAACCAGACTTTGACCGACACTCCGCTTTACTACGCTGACTACGACTACACACACTGGCTGATTGCGCCAACTCCCGATCAGGCTTACTCCTTCGAGGTGCTTTACTACGAGCGTGTGCAACCACTCGACAGCACGAACCAAACCAATTGGTTCACCATTTACGCACCGCAAGCTTTACTGTATGGGTCGCTGCTACAAGCGATGCCCTTCCTCAAAAACGACGATCGTATCCCAATGTGGCAAGCGCAATACTCTGCGATCATGCAGACGTTGAAAGCTGAAGACGTTTCCCGCATTGCTGACCGTCAAGCAATTGTGCTCGATACATGACCCTTTCATACGTCTCCCCTTTCACTGGCGATGTCATTCAACCGACAGACGTCAGTTTTGCTGCGTACACGATCAATGCTGCATTCCAGCTAGAGTGGCCATCTGGCGCTACACCGACGGAAAACCCTGCAGCAAGGATCATGGACATCACAGCTGGTTCGGCTGGATACAGCCTTATCATGCCTCCAGCGAATCAAGTTTCGGTCGGGCAAGACGCACTGATCCGTAACCTGAGTGCTAATACATTTACTGTAAAAGACTACGCTGGCGGGACAATTTGCACAGTCACCGCTGGACAAGCACAATACATCTACATAACGGGTAACGCTACCACTGCGGGTGTTTGGGGCATAATCGCTTTCGGTGCTGGCACTTCCTCGGCTGACGCTTCGGTGCTGGCTGGCTACGGATTGATGGCGATTTCCAGCACGCTTAACCAAAGCCATCCTGCAGCCGCAATCACCAGTCCTTACACTTTCGTTACTGCCGACCGAGCACAAACCAAGGTCTGGACAGGCGGTGCTGGCACTGGCACATTGCCCCTAGCTGCAACGCTGGCGAACAATTGGTTCACGCTGATTAAGAATAACGGCACTGGCACCTTTACGATTTCGACCACTGGTGGCGAGTTTATCGACGGACAAACCAGCAAGCAGTTTAACCCTGACGAGTCAGCGTTCATTATCTGCACTGGTGGAGAATACATAACTGTTGGCTACGGCATCAGTGCTAACTACGTGTTCACAGTGTTGACAAAGCCTGTGACTGGCGGTGCTTATTCGCTCACCTCGAACGAAGCTGGTAACCTGATCCAAGAATACGTCGGCACGCTGGTTAGCAATGTCACAGTGACTTACCCACCTGTGGTGAACTTGTATGTTGTTTCCAACCAAACAGTCGACAATGGTTTTTCTTTAACCCTTACCACTGGGATCACTGGTTCAGCGGTGGCGATTATCCCTCCAGGACAGCAAGCCACGCTCATTTGCGACGGCACAAACTTCTTGAATGCCAACACCGTGCAAGCTGGTGCGACCACGATAAGTTTGCTCAACGGCACTGTCGGCACACCTGCGATCAACTTCGCTGCCGAAACCAACACTGGTATTTGGCGAGCTGGCACTGGTCAATTCGACATCTCTATTTTGGGTGTGAATCGTTTTGCGCTAACTGCGCTAGGTCTTGCGATTGAAGGAACTGGTAATTTCACTGGTGGAATTTCAGGAGGCACATTCACATGACCAGCAAAGTATTCGCCCTAGACACGCTTCCTGGGATCCAGCGAGACGGAACTGTTTTCGACCGCAACTACTACGCTGATGGTCGTTGGGTGCGTTTCCAACGTGGTCGTCCTCGCAAGATCGGTGGCTACCGAGAAATCGTCAACAACTTGGCTGGTCCATCCAGAGGCATTTACGTAAACCCACAAAACAATTTCAATAATGTTTACAGTGGCTACAACAACGGATTGCAGCTGGTGCCGATCGACAACAATGGTGTTGGTGCTGGGGTAACAGACATAACGCTGAGTGGGTTCACTCCGAACGTCAACAACATGTGGCAGTTTGACACTTACACAGACACGAATGGTTCGGGCAACCAAATTCTGCTCGCTCATCCTGGGCAGAACCTTGCCGACATAAACAACTCGGTAAACACCCCAGTCCTCGGCAACGTGATCGGCACGACCACTGCCTCGCCAATCGGTGTGTTTACGATTGCAGCGACGCTAAACTCAACAACAACTGTAACAGTCGCTTCAACAACGCAAATTGGCGCTGGACAAACTGTCTCAGGCACTGGTATCCCAGTCGGTGCGACTGTGACTGTTGTAAACAACGCCACCACTTTTACAATCTCCGCTGCAGCCACGCTCACTGGCTCTTCAACGCTAACCATCGACAATAATGTTTCGGTTTCTGGCGGTGTTGTAGTCCTTCACCCTTACGTATTCGTTTACGGAAATGCGGGTCTGCTGAAAAACTGCTCCGCTGGTAACATCAACGATTGGGTCTCTGCAGACGCCAACGAGGTAAACGTGGCGACTGGTAAGATTGTGCAAGGCTTGCCAGTGCGTGGCGGTACGACTGCGCCTTCAGGCTTGTTCTGGTCGACTGATTCTTTGATTCGTGTTTCTTACACTCCGACCACTGTTAATACAGGTGGCACTGCTTCCACGATCTATTGGCGCTACGACTTAATCTCGAGCCAGTCTTCGATCCTTTCTAGCCA